ATATTATTATTGAATAAGTCCATATTTTTCGTTTTCACTAATCATTGAACTCCTCCTCATCTTCTATTTCAATTTCTTCCTGACCTTGTAATTGTTGTTTAGGAGCAAATCTAACACCTTGTTTATTATCTTTTTGGAATCTACTTCTTTCAATAGCTGCTTTATTTGCAATATCTATATCTTGTTGTTCTGTTCCTAATTCATCTTCTTCAGTATCAAACATACTTGCTTGAGTAGGTTCTTCATATTTTTTATTATATATTGCTGGATATATGATTCTTTGATAAAGTCTTGGTTGTGATTTTTCCATATATTTGACATAATTTACAATCACACTTGCAACTTTAATAATCCAACTTGAATTACCTAATACTAATAAAACATGCTTACAAGCTGCTCCTAATTTATTATCAGGATTTGTTATATTTGCTGGACGAAGTTCTGGTTCACCATCATTGTATTTATCTACTGTTGCCCAATAATTAAATCTATACTTGAAATCTGGGCAACTGCAATGTAAATAAACATCACCTCTATTAAAAGCTACTGTTAATGTTTTTATAACAACTCTAAGATTTAAGTCTTCATTATTATTTCTCATCAACTCTTTTAAAGTATCTATAAAATGACCATAAGAAATTTTAACAATATAGTTATCAGTTTCACCTTTAACTTCTATTCCAACTGTTAAGATACCTTCTTTAAATAAGGTATTCATATCTATTCTATTGTATGAACGATTACTTGAGGAGATTTTAGACTTTAATCTTTTTTCATATCTAGTCTTTCCATCTCCCTTTTCTCGCTCACCTCTTTTAGATTGGGATATAAGTTCATTTCTTGATTTTTCTAATAAAATACTCAAACCTATATCCTCCTTATTTTCTATTATCTAGAAACTCTTCCATATAATCTTTGAGATTTATTTGTTGAAGCATCTTTACCTCTATAATTATATGTTAAAGATTCCATCATTAATTTATTTCCTTGTTTACTTCCTGTTAAAGTAAATGATTTTTTACCTTTAGCAAATTGTTTATTTTCACCTAAAAATTTCAATTTACCTGTTTTAGATATTGTATGAGCTTCAAATATGAAATTTGTTTTTGCTTCTTTTCCTGATTTAAAAGTAATTAAACCTTCTAATTTAAGTTTATTACCTTTTAAAGATCCTTGAGTTGTTTTAAATGATTTTACATTTTCATAAACTCTCTTTAAATATTTTTCTCCAAGAGCATCGAAATCAGATTCTTCAAATTCATCAAAATCTACTTCTTCAAAATCTTCTTCACCTTCAACTTCAAATTTTTCTTCTGTTTCTGGCTCTACTGGGGCGATAACTTCTTCTGTTTCTTCAACCTCTACAGTTTCTTTTGGTTCTGTTGTAACAACTACTTTACCATTTTCATCTTGTTCCATTGTAACTCTATCTGATTCTGTTTCAATGTCTACTTTTTCAACTTCTTCATTTACAGATTCAAATTTACCCGCTGCTACTTCATAATCACCATGATCATCTTTTACAATTTGGAAACCAGCTTTCTTAACTAATCTATTAGTTCTTCCAGATATTCTACCATATTTTTTCATATCATAATCTACCCATTTTTGAGCATCTTCTATAGATACAGCTGCTGGTTTATCATCTTCTTTCAATGAAGACATTTTTCTCATACCTTTTCTTGTTTTAATAGATTCATCTATCTCTTCTTCTGATTCTATCTCAACTTCTTTTTCTTCAATATCAGCATGTTCTTCATCTTCATGGTCACAATGTGGACAATATTCTGCTACTTGACCAATAACTTTAAACCCTTCATTTGATTGACAATAAGGGCAAGCTTCTTCAAGATTTGCTAATTGAACTTCTTCGTCAATAACAACTTCTTCTGGATCTTTATAAAGTTTTGAGTGACAAACTTCACAATCTAAAATTGCTTTGCCTAAATAAGAATCTTTTAATTCTTCTTCTGTTTGTGCTAATGGGTCAATTATATCTTCAAATTCTTCTATTTCGTTTGCTTTAGCAAAATCGCTTGCTTGTTCTATTCCAGCATCTGTGATTTCAAAAACATCTTCATTAAGTTCTAAGTCTTTTAATGCTTGGAAAGCTTCTGTTAAATAATTTTTTTCTTTCATTTAACTACTTTTCTCCTTAAAAGTATTTTCTTTCATATCATCTAAATATCTAAGTATTAATCTAATGGGTGCATTAGATTTGAATTATTGACTAATTCTTCTCTAAGAGCTGTTAATTCAGTATTACCTTCTTCTAACATCTGCTCACCATCCATAGTCCATAATGCATTTGATTGAGTATATCTTGTTCTAATTCTACCTAATGCAATCTTTCCTTGAGCAACTGATAGTCTACATAATTTATCAATCCAATAATCAGATACAATTTCATTTACATCATCATATCTAGGTACATATTCTATTGTTATTTGCTCTGGATTATCAAAAGCACAGTTGATATATAAAAAGTTTTTTGATTTATCATAATGAAAATCTAAATCAGTTGAGATTGTATTTCTAATTTGCATTGCTGTATTCCAAGCTGCAAAATTATAAGCAAAATCTGGACTATAATACCCATTTCCTGCTCCACTTAACATCTGCCATTGAGCCATGTACATTGGGTCTTGACCGCCAGATGTTTGTGCAGCACTACCATATCCTTTAGTCCTATATACTCTATAGACTGAACTTACCTTCTGGTCAGATAAATCAATACATCTATGATAAGGGATAGTTGCTAATTTAGTGGTATTTATATATCTTTGAATTTCTCTTAAAGAAATATTTATTAATTGTTTTAAGGCTTCATCATCTAATTCTAAATCTAAAAGTCCACCAGATAATTGAAATTTTAAGTTATCTACATAACCTTGCATATCCATTAAATGATTAAAACCTCCTTATATTATTTCAAGATAATTGGATTTGAACCAATATCTCAATCATTGTGTTTTACCTTAAACTATATCTTCAAAAAGATAAGACTGGCTGATTGGAGGTAAATCAACCAGCCTCACTTTATTTTTTATTTTTTAAAATTTATGGAGTTACTACTATTTCTTCTTGAGTAACTTCTAAACCTTCAGTTGCTTGTGCTAAGTAATATAATACTTGACCAACATTTGTAGCTGTTAATTGAACTTCATCCCCAGCTGCTATATCATATTGGAAATTTTCTCTATAAGGAATAAATCCAATTATTTTTGCTGAAGTGTTATTTAATGTAATTAATGCTGGAGTATTTAATTTAATAGTTGTATCATCTTCTGTGTAAGTTTCTACTACTGTAACTTCTAAGCCTGTTGTAGCTTGATTTAAATAATATAATACTTGACCTGATGTTTTAACTTCAAATTCTAATGCTTGACCAGCTGCTAATTTAGTTGTAAAGTTTTCTTTATAAGCTTGAAATGTTTTAGCAAATTCTGAAGTGTTAGCAATTCTTATAATTGCTGGAGCTGTAACTATCATTTCCATTCTCTCTTTCTCTCCTTAATTTTATATAAGTTTTTGATTAGCTAGTTTTTAAACTAGCTAATCTTATCTTATATTTATATACAGTAATTAGGCAGTAACTCTACCTGAAACTAATAGATCTTTGTTAAGAAGTCTTAAGTCATACATTGTAGAGAAGCCTTGGCTCATACCACCATCAGCATATCCTAATAATTGAGTTGGGATAACTGGCATATATGGAGCATAAACTGCTGCTGATGTTTCTAAATCTGAACCATTAACACCAAGAACAAATTTACCTGGTTCGATGTTTGGAGTAACATATACTTTTAATCCATCTAATGTACCAGCAAAGTAAGGACCATTAACTGTTGATGCTGGTGCTGCTGAGAATGCTTTAACCATAGATAAGATAGGTAAGATGTTTGAAGCTACTAACATATAGTTAGGTGCAAATCTTTTTGTTCTATCATAGATTTTTTGTTTAGCAATTGCAACTATTTCAGTAAATCCTTCATAGTGTTCCATTTTGCTTACGCCAATTGGTAATGTTTTAGACCATACTAAATCACCATCTGCATCTGCATTGTTGATTAATAAGTCTGTAACTTCTGTATCGATTTCATAATTTAATTGTCCAACAGCTTTTTGAGCTAATTGATCACCAAGATCGAAACCATAATCTTGTTTTGCTTGGTAGTTAGCGATTTGTGAGTAGTAAATAGCAATTCTTCTTGCTTTAGCTGCTAAAGCGATGCTTTCCATTCTAGCATTTAAAATTGGTAAATCGTTTTGTGGGATTACAACGTTATCATAAACATATCTAACTTTGAATTCTGCATCTTGTTGAACTCCATCACCTGCTAATGTAACAGCACCTGTTTTAGCATCGTCAACTGTGATTGTAACACCTGCTGCACCAACTACTTCTGGTTTAACTGTTTCTGTATTAACAACTGGGAACCAAGCTAATGTTGCTTTTCCTTGTGCATCTACTTTAACTGTTTCAACTACTCTTTCTGATGTATAATTAACATCTACTTTACCAAGTCTGAATGGATCGTTGAATACTTCACCTTGAGTTGTTTCACCTTTATTTGAACCAGCTGTGTATTGAACATAAGTGATATATCCAGTCATACTTGACATTGGTTGTACCATAACTAAATCAAATGCGATTAAATCTGGTAATGCTACTGTAACTAAGTTTAATGTAAATTTCTTGAAATCTCCTAAGTTAGCTCTTTGAGTACCTACTGAGTTTTCAAAAGCTTCGTTCATGAATTTTGATGTGTTTTCTAAACATTTTGCAATAACTAATTTTTTATGTTGAGGCATAGCTTCACTGTGTGATTTGCTATAAACACTTTCTGAAATTGCAAGTCTTTTAGAATAAGCTTCTAATAATGTTGCCATTTTAATTTTCTCCTATTTATTATTTTAAATTTGCGAGTCTTAATAAACTATCATCTACTATATCGTTTGGATTAGTTTTTAATAAAGGCTCTTTACTTTCTTGTATTTTTATTCTTCCTTTTTGTAAGTCTAAAGGTAAACTACTTACTGTTAAATTAAAATTACTTAAACTTTCACATATTTCATCTATATCACTAAACGAATAATTTTCTGAAAGTTTGTTTTTAATTTCATTAGCATTTATACCTAATCTTAAAGCTTGAGATTCAATATATTTATTCACTGCAGTTTTAGCAGTTTTTCTATATTGCTCAACTAATTTATTGGCATTAGCTAATTTTGAATTATATTCATTTGTTTTAATAGTAAGATTTTTCTTAACTTCTTCTAAGCTTTCATTTAAAGAATTTTCTCTTTCTATTGATTCTTGTTTAAAGGATTTAAATTCTTCATTCAAGTCTCTTATCATAGTTTCTTTTTCTTTTAATTTATTTGCTTGAGATGAAATTGATTCATTTAAACTAGATTGTCGATTTATATCAATTCTACGTTTTTCAACAAGTTTTTGATATTTATCTTGTTCTTGTTTAATTATTAAATCTTTTTGATTTAATTCTTCGGTAAGTTTCTCAACTTTCCCTTGTAATGCTTTCGCATTAGTCACACTTTCACTCAAATTTCTGACAGCATTTTTAAGTTTTACTATTTCCTCTTCATACTTGGCTTCTTTCGCATAGCAAACTGATAGCTTTTCTTGGAGTCCAGTCATGTGAGCTTCAAGTTTTCTTTGTGCAAGAAGAGACTCTTGCAAGTCTTTAACCATACTAGCTCCAGTATCTTTGGCTGCTAATTCTGATTTATCTATAACCTTTTCAGGTGTATATTCAATATTTAATTTATCGAGAGTTTCTTTCATTACAACTCTTTCATCTTCTGTTGCTCTATCTAATTGTTCACATAAAGCTTGTTTTAATGATTTACCATTTTGTACTGATTCAACCATTTTAAGTCTTGCTGATTTAACTGCAGGTAATAAAACAATATCCCATGCCTCTAATTTATAAGTATCTTCATCGACATGTTCACCATCCATTGCTTCATAAGTTTCGCCAGAGCCTCTAGAACTAATACCTAATTTATATCCATATTTTGCTAATGTAGCAACTATTCTTCCATTAGGTGTATCAAGAATATCTAAATAAGCTTCCAATTGACCATCTTTATTCTTTTTTGGTTTTTCAGGCATACAAACTGCAACTTGCGATAGATCTGTTTCTTCTCTATCAGAAGGGTGATTTAATTCGCCAAGCAACCCACCGCATTCAAAATATTCATTAACTATTGGATCATTGAAAACTTTTTCCCAAAGAGCATCATCATATTTTCTACCATTACGAGTTGGATTAACAACATCAGCAACAGTGCCATATAATCTTCCTAGGATAGCTTCACCTTTTGAATTTTGTTTTACACTATCGTCTAACTTTAATTCTTCTTTCTTAACCATTCTGATAAATTTCCTGTAATTATTTTAGTTTTCTAATAAATTTAGCATAAAATAATTGTATTTTATTTTAAATAATAAATTTAACAGTATTATAATTAAAAACTTGATAATTTATTATTAATATTTACTTTTATTTCTTTAGCTGTTTCTTCTTTAATTTCAGTAACTTCTACTTTAGCTCTTTTAATTTTCTTTTCTTCTTTTTTTGCTTGTTTAGCTAATTTCTTCTCTAATTTTTTTGCAATTTTCATTTCTGTATTCATTTTTCTCTCTCCTATTCCTTTATACTTTCTAATGCTTTTAAATCTACTTTTATAATTCTTAATAGTCGTAAACAATTGGTTAAATCATAAGTTTTGAAATAATTATTTAACACAGCTGTTATTTCAGAACTTCTAGCATGTTTTAAAAACATTTGTTTATCTTCAACTTGTCTTGCGTATAATAATATTTGAGTTAACATTGATGAAAGAGTAGTTAAAACTTCATTTGTATCCTCTATTTCTTTAACTATATTTTTATAAAGATTAGATTTTTTATTATTGTAATTTTTTCTTAGTCTTTCATAAAATGCAGCAACATCTAATTGCCTATTATCATTTATAAATTTAATAACAGATAAAGGTAAATTAAGAGATGAAATTAGTTCTTTAGTTGCTTCAGTAGTATCTATTCCTTTTTCTTCAATATCTGCTAATAAAATTAAACAATCATTTTTAGTTATCATTGTATTATCTCCTTCCAATATAATTGGCTAGTTTATTAAAATTCTAAATTATTATCTGTAAAATCTTCGCCTTCACCCGCTTCTTCAGGTGTTGGTAAAATATCTTCTTCCTCTTCTGGAGAAATTTCAGTTTCAGTCTCTAATCCTAATTCAGTGTCTAAGTCTAATGGTTCATTTTCTCCAAGTCCAATATCACTGCCTATGTTACTAGAACTACCTAATCCTAAATCTTCTTCCTCTTGAGAAGTTTCACTTAATCCTGGTTGCTCTAATTCATCTATCTGTTCTTCTAATAAGCTTGTTATATCTGAATCTGATATAACATTAGATAAAAGTATTTTTAATATTTTAAGTTTTGTTGCTGGATTATCTACATCAGTTAAAAGATCCATGACATCTCTTACGATACCAATTCTTCCAACAGTATTTTCTCTTCTATCAATTTCTTCTTGAGTTGTTGGTGGTTGCATTTTAATAGTAAACTTACCTAAGTAAGATTGTAAGCCTTTATCTATTAACATTAAATTAATAACATCAGTTATGCCTTGAATAACAGTGTTTTGGATTCTCTTTATTGCTTTAGCATATCTTGAAGATATAATTGCTAAAGATTGACCACCACTAAATCCTGCACCATCATCAGTAAACCCAAAATATTGTTTAGGTACCCTTAATGCACCATAATATTTATTAGTAAAATAATCAACATCAGGTAATTGACCTACATTTACATCTCCACCTATTTGGTTTGCTGTAATTGAACCCTGGCCATTATGAGTTGGTACATAAATATTATTTTCAATAGGTCCTGGGTTAGTGTAATCAGACATTGAATTACCAGCATCAATTGCTGATTTTTGTTCTATTAATTGTTTTATACCTGCTAAATAACCTCTGACATCTTCTTTTGGCATATCACCAATTTCAACATTGATCACTCTTGTAATAGATGATTTAGTTATTCTGTTTAATAGCATTGAGTTTTCTAATAAAGATAATTCACGCCATATTTTAAATACGTTGTATAAAAGGGACTGACCACGTTTGACGGTGTACTCTGTACCATTATCTTTCTGTAAAGCATTGTCATCTCTAAATAATTTTACTTTTTCAGGTATTCTTGATGTGTTGTCTTCGAGAGCGGCATGAACAAATTTATCTCCATTATAAATATTTATATCATCTTTTTGGAATCTATAACTATAAGAAGTTGTTATTAAATTATTTTTATTCTTTGCTATTGTTCCGATATCTGTTTGTATAAAGCCAGCTGTTTTGCCAAATCTAGTTAATTCAAAAGTTGTAGCGGGATTTGGAACTGCTTCTATATAATGTACATAATGATCAGTTGTTTTATAAAGATTTATATCTATAGCTTCTTTAAGAGATTTTCTCTTTTGAATATCTTCATCAGTTTCTTTATTTGCATTTGTATTGAAGAACTCGTCATTATTATATTCAGATTCTTTAAATAATTCCCAATAAATATCACCATATTTAATCAATGAGTAAACCCATTTATAAATATTTTTATCTACCTTTAAACTTTTTAATAGATAAGTAATATATTTATTTACATTTGCATCATCAGATTCTGACCAAACAATTTCTCCATTTTCATTATATTCAGTAGCATCTTCTGCATATGTTTCTAATACAGCAGCAACTGTTGGATCATCACCCATCGTATCTAATAATTGGTATAGCTGATCTCGTGTCTGACTTGCTTGGTCAAATGAATTGATTGCAGATATATCTATTTTGCTACTATCACCTATCTCTGCTATTACCGAAGCAATACCTCGCTCTGCTAGATCAGTATCACTTTGTTGAGGTTTAGGAATAGGTCTTATCTTTTTATTATAATTAACTTCATCATCTATTACAGCTGAATCTATTTCATTAGGCATCTATCTATAAATCTCCTTTTAACCTCAGAATATAATCCCATCTCTTAATGCAGATGGCTTATAAGGTGTAGCTGAACCAAATCCAAAATCTATTGGTTTAAACGCATTAGAATTAGATTGGTTATTTTCTTTAAATTTAGCATTATTTTCTTGTTTATTTTCAATAGAACTGCTTTTATCTAATATTTTTTGCTTTTGTTTTGATAGAGGATCTAGTAAATTTTTTATCTCTTCTTCAAATTCTATATTTATTTGTTTTTTAGTATAACTATCATTTGCTGTAGCATTACTTACTTGTAATGTTGTATCTAAACTTTCTCCGAAATCAAAAGCAAATTGTTCTGCATTTTTAGATGCATTAAATAATGCTCCACATACAGCATCGCACACGTCTTTTCGTCCACCATCAGGGTGATCTACTTTTCCAGTATTTATATTTCTTTCTAGATCTATAATTTCATCAATTAAAGTTTTAGAATCATATATTTCTAGTCTTTTCTCATAAATTGTAGATTTAAAATTTTGATAAGGTTTACATATATGATCTGAATCTACTCTATCAACAGATAAAACACTATACTTATATCCTTTAGCAAGTAATGCTTGACCTGTATCATAACTTTGGAAAGTATCTGTCGTGATACCTTGAATATTAAATCCTTGTTCTTTTAACCAATAAATAAAATTTCTATTCTTTTCAAAAGATATTTGATATCCTTTTGGTGCTTTAATCGAAACTGAAAAAGCAAGAGTATAAAATAAATCATTTGATTGATTTTCAGTTGTACTTAGTTTTTTACCTTTAATCCAAACACCTGCAATACCAGTCATATCTCCGCTTACTGACATATCTAGATGAATAAACAAAGGTCTACTCTTTAATCTTTTATTTACTTTACTTAAATCAAATAAATCATAGTATTGTATCTTATCTTCTTGACTATTTCCTATTTCTAATATATCTTTAATAAATGGATTTTGTAATTCAAGATTTTTAATTTCTTGTACTGCAACACCAGAAATATATTTACTAATTTCACTTGATGATATACCAGCAAAGTCACATAATGCTCTTTCAATATCATCTAAAAAGTTTGATTTAAAATCTATAGGAACTTCAATTATTTTATAGCCTTTATCTCTCCATATATCTACATCATCATTAGTAGGTATAACTTGAGACATCAAGAACTTATTTCCTAAAGCTACATTAAATGTTTCTTCTTTATAAGTACCTTTTGGCTTAACTTTCCAAACAGGTTCATCAACAATTAAAACATTTTCTTTCTCAGATTTTAATTTCTTTTTAATATGCTCTTCAAGGAATGATTTTTCACTTCGTTTCGAAGATGCTAAAGCAAGTAAAGTAGGATTTATACCTTTATAAATAAACCTTGTTTTCATACCCCCAATAGCGGTATCAATCATATTAATTGCTTTTTCTTTTTGTTTATCTATATCTTGATTTCTCATAAATGAAATTTCATCAAAGAAAGCAAAGAAAATAGGCAAACCAATCAAGTCATCTGCTTGGGAACCAATTATTATATTGATATAATCAGGTGGAACCCATTTTAAATTAGTCCTACCTTCCATAGTTCCTCTTGCCATAAACCATGGTGAAAGTTTTACTGTGTTTTGAAATTTACTAATACCAATTTCTTCTGCTAAAGCTAATTTAATATTCATAAAAGCAAAACATATTTTTTCAGTTGGTTTTAAGTGAAAAAATTCAATTGGGTTTTTCAAGCACATTATCCTGTACATTAGATAACAAGCAACAGCAACAGCGATTTCGGAATTATGTGTAACTATACAATTATCAGTTAAATACAAATGATCATCACTATTAATCATTATGCATTGACATTCAACTTTTCTAGACAATTCAATTGATTCTATAGCTCTACTAGGATTTAAAGAATTAGGATTAATTCTAGATAGTTTTCGTGATAATTTAAATGGTTTTATTTCTTTAGGTAATTTTATAGAGATAGTATAGCTTGTATTACATTCTATAACTTTCCCATCTTTTTTATATTTACCTGTAACTTCTTTGTATTGAGCTACACCACCTAATGATTGTACTAGATAAATAAAATTGTCACAAAGTTGTGAACTGATTGTATTAAATTGGATTGTTGATCCATTTTTTGTTATTGTACCATCAGTATCCATTAATCCTTGTAATAATTCAATTCTATCTTCGACTGAGCTATGTAAATAAATATTTGGTATAAATTTATCAGCTGAAGATTTTATCAGATTTAAATCATGTAATGCTTCAACAAAAGGATTTGGTTCGGCGACAGGATTACCTTTAGGACCAACAGTAAATTTTTTTACTTTTTGAGAAAATATATATCCATACTTACATGATGGTAATGGGCTTATTTTTATGTTATCAAATGTTTTATCTAATTTATTTGATATATAATCGATTAATTCTTTATCTGCACTTGTTAATGAACATGAGTTTCTTCGGATACAGCCATCGCCTAAAATTACCCCTAATATATATGGATCAATTAGTAGTTCTTTTTTCTCAAACTCAATTGGCTTAGTTACAGGTATATAATAAAGATGTTCTTTATATTTACCTTGTTTTACCTTAATTAATGGTTTGTCGAATAACTCTTGCAAATGAATAGTTTTCTTATACTTATAATTATTTTTTGGCAAAATTGTCCAAAGATGTTCTTTACAACATTCAGTAGTTGTTTTATCTGTAAAAGTTATTTTATAAACATCTTTAACACCTTGCGGAAAAATATGAGTGACGATATGTGGCTTACCATCCGCTCCAATTACATTCATACCAGGTTTAATTGATCCCATAGGAATAAACCCATCAGATGTCATAACTTTACTATCTAATGGTTGTGCTTTACCTAAACCTCTTGCTCCTGATTCAATAAATGTATTTACACTAGTTGAAATATTATCCGGAAATAATTTTTTTAATTTTTCTCTTCAAAAAGGATATAATTTAGATTTACCTTCAGCATCATGTCAAGCATGTCCTAAATAATTATTGTCATCTAAGAATGTTTCTATGTCTACGGGTATCTCGTTATAATCTGCGTATTTTAAATCTTCAAATACTTTAGAGGTACCTTCTTTTGAAAATTCTTCTAAAATACTTAAAGCTAATTTTTTCTCTTCTTCTGAAAGATTATTTAATTCATCGAAATTATAAGTCATTGGCTACATAATCTCCTTATCTTATTTAGTTATCAAATTTAAACATTTCACGTTCTCTAGGAGATAATTCAGACATTAAATCTTCAATATCTAATAAATCTTCTAAGTCATCTTTTTCTCTATCTGGATCTATATTTATTAGGTCATCTTCTATTTCATAACTTACATTATCTACTTGAATTATTATAGAAGGTTTCTTAGTTAATATAATATCCAAATCTTCATAATCATAGTAATCTTTTAATTCTCTGTCTAAATGGTATCTTATTTCTTCGATAGCATCTTCATAACTGTCAAAAGTAAATTCCAATGCTCTATTAGTTAATCTATTCAAACCTCTGAATATAGCTTGTTGTTTTTTATATTCCTTACCTTCAAGAGTTTCTCTTACAACTAGCACTGGATATTTCTTATCCCAACCAAATAATTCTCCAAGAGTAAACATTCTATGTCTACCTTCTTGCATATTTTCAGCATAATTTAAAACTGTTATAGGAAATTTTTTCTTTTGTTTTAAGATAACATTTTTTAAATGTTCAAGATCTTCTGATTCACGTTGAATTTGTTTATATTGCTTTTCAAAAGTGCTATCGAATATTTCTGCACATGCTTCAAAATATTCTCTAGGGCTAAGCATTTCAATAGAAGAAGTTGTTTTAAAATATTTATTTGTATTTTCTGGATCTCGTAAATAATCTGTATACTTTGACATTTCACTTTTTGTTACATCAAAATATTGATTATTTTCTATGTTACCAGTTCCATAATCATTTAAGTAAATTCTATTTTCTTTTAAAAATTTCATTAAAATACCTCTGTAATAAGAGCATCGTTTAATCTATCATTAAAAATGCTTTCGTCAAATTCCATTCAACTGTATTGAGGTTCTCTAAAATAGAAATCTTCTGCTGTATAATTAACAAAAGCTTCTTCTGTTGAACAACCTTTTATATAATCATATAGATCTAAAATATCTTTGTCTGTTAAATAGATTTCATAATGTTGAGTTTCTTGATTTGCTTTATACTTAAAAGGTATAGCCTTATCTAAAGCTTTATTAAAATCCTTAACACATGCTTCTTGACTACCTACATTATATGCATCATTTACAGCCATATTGATAGCATCATGTAAAGCATCATTTTCATTTAATTCATTAATTAAATTATCTAAAGAAATATTATGATCTTTTAGTATTTCTTTATTTGTGTCATTTAAGTAAGTGGTGATAAAATCTAATTCTTCCGCTGAATATCAATAAGGTGTTCAATCTCATTGTTCATAAATATCACCGGTCATACAAGAAAGTAAAAAATCTTCTGACCAAGTTCTGTTAGAAAGCCCTTCAGCTAATTTACTCATTCTAACATCTAAAATAGAATAATTATCATCGAAAGGTTTCAACCCTTCTAATTTCTCTCTGATTAAAGGTTTATAAAAATTATATAAATTTTCATTACCTGAAGTTACAAAGAAAGATTTTACATCGATAGGATCATCATCCATATCCATAAAAGAACCTGACTCAAAATGAAATTGATATTTATCATTAGTTCTTTTATTTATGTTTATATACAAAGGTCCTTGATCAGTATACATATCATAATAATAGTCACTTGAAGTTGATGCAGTACACCAACTTGTATCTCTACCTAACTTACAACTAGCTTCATAAGTTTTAGGAATATATACTTTTCAATTAGAGTCTTCATAAACTAATTCAGCGTCTTTTTCAATATCAGAAGCTCTTACAGCTTTTTGAGTCTGTCTTAATTCTTGTCTTTGAGATAGTTCTTTATATGAATTTTTATCATTTAGATAGTTATCTAAATCTTCAAGAGATTTAAAAGTCATTATATCTTTATTTTTAAGATTTTTCTTATTCTCTTCAAATCTTTTTAATATATCGGTAACATGCCCAATATTATCTAGTTTGTTTTTATTAGCAAGACTTAAAATCCATTTAGCATAAGTTCCTGCAATATCACCACCTTTATATGTAGGATCTAGTTGAATTAATGCTAAATATTTTTTATCATCAATTTTTGGAAAATATTTTTTTAAATCTCATATATCTTCCAATAATAATTCTTCTCTTAAAAATCGCATTGTTTAAAATCCTCTACAAAAGTATCATACACCTCAGTTAATTTATAACTTTTATCAAATATAATTTGTTTATAATTATTTGCTTTACAATCAATTAAAATTCTAACTTTTTGTTTCTTATTATTTTTATTAACTATATAATATTTATGAATAATAATTCTACTTCCTAAATATGTTCTAGTTTTAATATCTAAATTATAATCAATAATTAAATCTTTATAAGCAGATTTCTTTTTATTTAATATATACAGTATTTTTTCTTTAATTTCTTCTAACTTTACTTCTTTAGGTTGCTTTCTATCTGATATCTTTGTTAATATCTTTTTTAATATAATTGCTACTATTAAAATTAAAATATAAACTATTAGTGCAATTGGAGGACCATTTCCCTCTTTACCAAAGAATATGTCTAACCCAGGTATTCTCATAAATAATAACATGCAATATAAACCTATGAATTTACATATTGCATTTACTATAACATAAAATGAAAAATTCATTTTAATTGAACCTACTACTAATGATATTAAATCATCTGGGAATATAGGAAATAAAACAGTAGCACCATATATCCATTTACCTGTCTTACTATTTAATTTTTTACTCCATAATTCATAATCTTCATTAGAACCTGCTACCCATTTTATAGCTGGTTTACCGAATGTTCTTCCTATCCAGTATGATGCTATAGCACCTGTTATAGTGGCAGAGCATACAAATACAACAAAAAATAAAGTAGTTAGACTAAATAAATTTGCTATCTCATTTCCATTAGCAACTAAATTAGGTATTTGATTACAAGCTACCAAAATAGGTAATGCTGGAATTGGAATTATAGCTACTTGAGCAAACATAATCACTCAGATTATTGCATACACCAACCAACCAGACTTACCTTCTATAAGACCAGAACCAAAAAATTCTTCTATTGCAGGTATCTCAAATATACCTTCTGATATAGCCATAAATGCCATGCATATTATAATAACTCTTAAAGCTTTCTGCCACTGCTCTATAGTTACTTTGTTTAATAATTTTTTTATTATATTATCTTCTCTTTTCATATTATTCTCACTTAATTTAACATATCTAGATTTAATGAAACTATACTTGCTTATAATTTATATTAAAAATAATAAAAAGTCTTTAGAATTACTTAAAAACAAGTTCTAAAGACTTCTTTAATTAAAAACTAGATAAAGTTTGTTTAGATGATTTAACCTCAACTTCAATACCTTGTTCTTTTGCTATTTGTTTAACTTGTTCAGATACTCCATAAACTGCTGCTTCTATCAATGTTTTTAAATGTGGGTTATTAGTCATATTAGGGAATTTAGCTAATACTTCATTTAAAACATATTCATATTTTTCTTTACCAGTTTTCTTTCCTAAATTTGGGTAAAGTTGTTCTGCTGCTTTTACTGCATTTGTTATGAAATTATCTACTCGTTTATCTTGAATCTTTGCTTTTAATTTTGCAAATAAAATAGAACCAAAAGTTGTAATTAAAGTAGCAATAACAACGCCTGCTATTTTAACTCCATAATCTAAAATTATTGACCAATCCATTATCTATCTCCCTTAATTTTATTTGCTACATTTTCAATAAATTTAGCATCTTCTAATTCTTTCTTTCTAATTATTTCTCTTCTAGTAGTGAAATCACATTCTATATTTCCCAACATTGGTAATAAACTTGCTACTAATATAATTAAGAAATAAGCCGCTACATTCCAAGATACACAGAAGCAAATCAAAGAAAGAACAATAACTTCAGGGAATAATATTTCAACTAACTTTAACATATTAGTAAAAACTATTGAACTTCTTCCTACTACATTCATTTCTTTTGCATTTTCATAAGATTGAATTTTTCTATTTATTACCTTGGCTATTTTGCCTGCAACTAAATGAGATAAGAATAATAAACCAAAGCAAACTACGATACCACTTTTTCTAAGTTTTGTTAAATCAAAATTCTGTATTTCAATATCACTATAAATAAATGCTACTATTGAAAATATTACAGCTATGATTGCCATCAACCAGGTGTTTAAATGAGTAAAGAAATTTTTAACTTTTGCAGAGTATCTTTTAAAACAAAATTTCTTTATCAAATAAAATATCAATAATAAACTTGCTGCAGCTATTGTTATCCAAAATATAACATTATTTGGTATTGCAGAAGTTATTTTGGTACCAATTTCTGTTATTCTTAATGTAGGTAAAGCAAACCAACAAGTACCTACTGTAGTTGCTAATCCTAATATAATATTTAAAATATTTATAAATATAAATAAAAATCCTTTAAATATTTTCATCTTAATCTCCTAATTTGATTCTTGATACTCTATAACTAAATGTGTTATAGGTTCATTTATTATATCTATACTATCAAAGAAATATTGAGTTATCGTATCCCCAGACGCTGTTGAACTTGAACCCGACAGGATAGCTTTAAACACTCCACCTGTTTTATCTAGCACTAAATTCATAACTCCTGTATTACCTGTATCAGAAGAGATAAATTTAACTGATTTTGTAGTTCCATTATCTGGCTCAACAGCTGTTGGTCTAAAGGTAATAAAAGTTTCATTTGATAACAAAGTAACATTTTCTTGTGATGCTGATAAACTTCCTGATAAAGAATTTGTTAATTTAAACCTATTACCGCTGATATCATTAGTTAATTTAAATCCAATAAATAGTAAAGTTCCACCGTTTGATGGATTTGTATAACTTAAGATTTCTTCCAGATATTCGTTTAAAGTATCTTTATCATAATGAGTAACACCTATGCCAATGCTTTTATCTATAGATTGATCTTCATCTGGAGTACCATATAAAGTATTATCATCTAATTCATTATTTAATTTCTTTTGATTATATAATTCTTCTGATAAGTAAACTATCCCTTTAAAATTTTCTGCCATTTATTACCCCTATATTTTTATTATAGTATCAAAATCTATGTTAAAAGTTATAGGCACTTCTCGCATACCCCCATATCCATCGTATCTTACATACCAATTGGTTTTATCCCCATTGAAAGAAGTATCAGAAAAAATACCCATACTAACTAATGCATATATTTTATCATCATCTTGATTATACCAAACTCTATTATAATTTTCTTCTTGAAAAAAAGAATCATTTACATCTGTTATTATTCTTTTTCCAATTAAAGTTATACCTTTTGTCATTGATGATATATCATTTTGTAAACAATATTCTTTAAATAAAGTATTAGTAAAAGGCTGTTCTGATCTATTTACTATTATAGCAGAGCATCTTTGGTGGCTGGAATATTCACCTGGTTCTTCTGTCTCTAAATTTAAATCCAAATAGTGAACATATATATTACTTCCTTCAACATCTTTAGATGTACTTATCCCTGCTATTTTATCTTTTCCTAAATATACTGCCATCTAATTCTCCTTTTAAACACAGAAAGCAAATGAGATACCTGCTGCATTTCTAGCACCCAACATTTGTGGAGCTCCTGAACATCTGAAGAAATACATAGTTGCACCACCTTCACTACCTGATGGTGTAAGAAAAGCTATACTAGGTATCGAACGTAGCCACCAGCCTCTGGTTAATGTTGTTCCATTAACATGTGTTTTTACTCTATCTGAATTAATTTTATCCACCCAATATTCATAAATATGGCCCTCATTAATACCACCTTCAACACCTTCACTAACAGTAAGATTATTGCCTATATTAGCATTTTCTCCATATAACTCAATTGCACTTAATAAGAATATATTACAACTTTGGGTTATTACTGCACTATAATTTGCACCACCACCATTTGCTGCTTTTTTATAAACGGGCTTAATAATTGATTTCCATTCGTCTGGTAATAAGTTATAAATCGTTGGTAAATCTTGTGTAGCAAAATTACTGTTAAAATAGCCACCCGCATTTGTATGCCCACCTACACTCATACCATAATCAGTATTTAAACAATTTTTCATACCTAAAGTTATACCAGCTTTACCTGTACCATCACTTTTATCATCATGATTAAAACCTAAGAACCCAACCTCTATCACTTCACCATTTGTTAAAGTTATAGGCTTTGTATCAGTTTGCAAGTCCCAACCAAATGTCTGTTTAACTTGAGTTGAATTATAGTTATTTTCTGATATATAAGCACTAACCGCACTTATTTGCTCTGGGGTGTTATTTGCAAATATTGGGTCAAATTCAGGTGTAGGTGGTTGAGGAGATAATCCTTCTAACCAAAATGTTGCAAGAGAACCATCTGGAGTGTTAAAAGTTACTTTATTCACATTTTCAAATTTATTCCCTGCTATTATTATATTTGACATCTTATTCTCCTTTAATTAAATTGCAAAATAGGTTTTTACACCTGCAATTGTATTAGTTGATAACCAAATCAATCTAGCAGACCATTGTAAATTCATAAAATAATATACTTCACTTACTGGATTTAGATAAGGTGTTCTCAATAGTTGAATTATTGCTATTGAATCAGATGATGTAGGTCCTAACATATTTTTAATTCTACCTGGGTCCGTAACAGGCACAGAAGTTAAAGTTCTACCATTATAATAATAGTCAAATAAATGCCCTTCTTGTGCATAATAAGCATTGGTAACATCAATTGATATTTCAGATGCTGCTGCACAGAACATCTTATTATTACTATAACTGATTTCAGTTGAGCCATCTCCTATAGTAGATGCTATTTTTACCTCACTTACAATTTCTTGCCATTCAGCTGGTAATAAATTAAATGCTTCTGGCATTGAAACAGTATTTGCTAATGAGGTTGCCCAACCTCCTGTGTTTCCAGAAGATAAATCAGAATGTTTACCTGTGATAGCAGGAACATCATAATTTACACCATTAATTTCAGTTACTTCACAAAGCATAAATACACCGTTAGATGTCCCACCATTGACTTTTTCGTATCTTGCTCTTTGTTTATCAACTAGTTTTAATTGCCTAATTTTACCATCAGTGCAATTAATATTTATAATATCGCCATCTACTGAAGACCAAGTATCAGGCACCATATCATGATCAAAAGCAAATTTGATAACTTTAGGGCTATTATTTGATAAAATAGGATCAATATAAGGTGGTATATCACTCTCTTCAATAAAAGTAACAGTTTCACCTAAATCATTTTTAAAATTTAATTTAGATATATTATTATAAATTTTACCATTAATTATTATATCTTTCATCTTATATTAACCTCTCTACTGTTGGTTGTTCTATGGTAATATCTTGCCAAGAATCACCTAACCAAACATATGTATGACCTTTTATATAAGTTCCATCATCAATACATACATATGTATTATTTGCTCTTAAAAAAGCAGATAAAGAATTATCTAACAAAGCTTCATTCATTATACTATTAGATATACTATTTTCAGGTAAATCTTTTATTATATAAATTTTATCTGGGTCTATTAATTGCTGTTTTACTTGTTCAAGATTACCTTCCACTATTCCTTTTAAAAATGTCATTTATTTCTCCTATAAATTTTCAATGCCTGCGGCTTCTATAAACTCTTCATAAGTATAATTATATCTAATTGGTGCGTATGAGCCATTTCCTAGTTTATTAAATTCAGTTGGCAATACAGATGATTTACTTGAAGAAGCTGTGTATATAACTGCATTGTCTTCATGTATACCAAAAAAGCTATTTAAAAATCTTTGGTCTGCATATTGGTTTGTTTGAGGATTAAATGTTGTTATATTAGCTAAATCATAAAAATAAATATTTAATGGTTTTTCAGGTTCATAAGCTGATCTATAAAAGCAGTTAGCACCGATAGATTTAACAGTTGCAGGAACGATAATTAAATCTAACTTAGCACAAGGTCCAAAAGCATCCACTGCAATAGATGTAACTCCATCTGGTATAATTATTCTTTGTATAGTATGGTCACAGTAGATTGCATGCTTTCCTATTGTTTTTAAGTTACTTGGTAATTGAAGAGATGTTAGATTTGTGCTTGTAAAACACCTTTCACCAAGACTCAGCATAGAATCTGGAAGTAAAACATTTTCTAAATCAAAACAAGAATCAAATAAATAATTGGAACTATTTACATGACAAGCAGATATGTCTACTGATTTCAATGATTCGCAATAATAAAACGCTCCTTGGTTTATATTTCCACCTAAAACAACTAAATTTGTTAAAGAGTTAGGTAAATAATAAGTTGTAGAGTAGTTATTGTAGTTACGAGCATCATAAGTTAAATCACTTGATGCAGTCCCGCTGAATAAAATAGCAAATGCTGTATCTGTAGAATAGGTTGTAGCAGTTCCAGTTGTCCCAACAAATGGTATAGTTAAGTTAGTCAAAGATGTACAATTTTTTAAAAGACCCGCTGTTAAACTAATAATAGATGTAGGTATATATAAATCTGTCAAGCCACTGCAACCAGAGAATACATAATTGCCCAAAGATGTAATTGTATCTGGTATAGTTATATTTTTAAATCCTGTACAATTATTAAAAGCATAACTTCCAATAGATGTAACAGAACTTGGTAGATTTAACTCTGTTAAAGATGTACAACCACTAAATGCATAATCACCGATACTTATTAAATTATCATGCATATTTACATTAGTTAGATTAGTACAATTTTGAAAAGCATAATTACTTATATTAGTTATATTATTTGGAATTGTTATAGAAGATATATTTGAGCAACCTGAAAAAGCAAAATTTCCTATTGTGCTCAATGTTTCACATACACTTAAATCTATATTTTTTAATATAGTACAATTTTGAAAAGCTTTATCTGCTATACCAGTAACTATATAATCAGCACCAGATTCGAAAGTACTTCTATACCCTATCATTTCTATTAATGTATCTACTGGCTGTGACATCATTTTGGATTGTAACTCTGAGTAATTATTAAATTGCTGTTCACCAAAATACACAGGATAAGATAGTAATCTTGGTATATTCCAAAGAGCACCTGTTGAACCTTCTTTAGCTTTAAAAGATATTAATTTTGCGTCAGTTGGAAAATCAGTAGTTAAATTATTATATAATTCACTTGCCGTAGCGTATGTTTTTGAATTGGTAGAATTACTTAAAGTTATGTCATAGATTGCATCTTCACCGTTACTTATTATATTAGACCATATCCAGTTATAGCTATAATTTAAATCAGCACCTATAATTGTCTCAACTGAACCAATACTATATGTTCTAGGGATTACAATATTTTCATCTTCTCCTATATAATCAGTTATCAACCCTGCATCATTAAACATAAATAAACTTGCGTCTGTTGTGTAAGCATCATCACTTATAGCATCTATTGATATATTGTTTCCAAAATTAACTACAAAAGAAGAATTTATTTTTATTGATTTATTATTTAATTTAGCTTTTGATAAAAAGTAACCATCATCAGGTGTAATTTCTATAGTGTAGTTTCCTAGAGATAACACTTTTTTACCCTGAGATATTTCATGTCCGTTCTCGTCTTTAACTACAACAGATGTGTACTCAGAATTGATTATTAAATCACCTCTATAATTATCTGTTATTTGACTGCCTAATTTAATATTCATCTATTATCCTCTTATAACATAAGTTAAGTATTTCTATAAAACTATTTTAATTATATTCTTGTTATTGTTAATGCATTTAATACTTCTAATGCTGTTATATTATTTTCAGTAGTAGTTAACCCAACTGCTTGTAACTGCTCTGAATCATTTCTTGTTATAGTTACATTATCAACTTCTGCTTTAATTTCTTTATATGTACCATCATCAGAAAGATATTTAGTTCCATCTCCATTATTAATTAAAACGGATGTAGTAGTTTCTAATATAGAGATGTCTTGTTCTATGTTAGATATATCTCTTTCTGCTTCAACTATATCTGATTGCACAGTATTTAGACCATTAATCAAATCATCTAATGAGCTATCTATCTGACTAAATTTTTGTGCTATATTTGTCCCAGTGCTGTCGGTTTCTGCTGATGTTTTTGTTATGTCTTCCCAAGAATCCCCAGTAAATTTATATAAATTTCCTTTTATATACGTTCCATCATCAGCACACACAAAGACTTCATTTTTATTCACAAAAGCTCTTATGAGAACATTATTTAAAATCTCTTGCATTTGATCATTTGTTATACCACTATTAGATGGAAAATCTTTAACTATATAAAGTTTGTCTTTATCTAGAGTTTCATTTTCAATTATTTGATTTATATCACCGTCAGATATACCTTTTAAATATTGCTCTGTAATAGTCATTTATGAATTCCTTTATAATTTTATATTGATTGTTAAATTATCTGTTACGCTTTCTATAAAAATGTTTCCATTAGAGTACACTATAGGTGTAATATTTAAGTTACCCATAAGTATCTCAACTACAGCATTACTAATATCATAGCCCTCAAATGCAGTTATAGTAGCAGAAAAAGATTTTCTATCTAAGATATAATTAACTAATGTAGAACTAAAACAATTAGTTAAATTATAATCAACTTTAAATACTTTTCTAGCTTCTGCAATAATAGTTATATTACCATCTAATGGGCTGACTAAAATAGATGCAGCTTCACATTCTTCTGGTATTATTAACTTATTTTCAGCAAATAGTTGAATATTAATTCTCTTCATTTCCTACCTCTTCTTTTACTCTATACCAATAAGAAGTGACATAGTCACTTTTAAAATATTGAGCATTTAAACTTGCATCAGTTAAATCCACTTCTTCCCCACCAGTGTAATTTACATTAGTAGTCCTGTACCATCTACCTTCTCCTAATATATTTAATGTTGTAAGATTAGGACAATTATTAAAGCAATTATTTCCTATTTTTTCAACATTCTCATTAATAGTAATTTGTGTTAAATTTGCACAGTTACTAAATGCACTTCCTTTTATAATTTTTACAGATAAAGGTAAATTTGCAGATGTAAAAGTACAATAACTAAAAGTTTGATAACCGATCTCTTCTAAAGATTCAAATCCATCTGGTTTAATACCAGATGATTGAAAACAATAATCTTTTGCTACTTTCAATTTAGGGGCTGTAACACTACTGAATTTATTACTACTAAACACATAGTTACCAGCAGTGATTAAATTTGGGAAAGTAGCTACTTTATTTAAAGTTGAACTAACACCTGAAAAACATGAATTATCTAAAAATTCTAATTGGTTATTAGATGGTATATTTAAAGATGTTATATAAGTTATATAATCTGTAGCTCTTTCTCCTATATATCTTAAACTTGATGGTATAGCCAAAGAAGTTATTCCTGCATCCATGAATGATAATCCAGTTATACCTAAGAGACCATTAGGTAAAGAAACAGTTCTCAAAGCGGTTGCATCATGAAATCCTTCATGAATAAATTTACAAGAAGAATGAACGGTCATCGAAGAAGGAGTACTTGTTCTTCCTATCATTATAAAGTAAGCGTTTGAAACACTTCTTAAATACTTACCATATGAATATGTTGTATAAGGTAAACTTGTACATCCTCTAAATGCATAATTCCCTATATAAGTTATAGTATCTGGGATTCTTATATTAGATAATGATGAGCAGTTGTAAAACATGTCATATGGAATAGATGTCATACTATCTGGCAAGGTTGCACTTCTTAAAGATGTTTGGCCCTCAAAAGTTCTTCCATAGTGATAATCAGGGTTACATCCATCTTCAAAAGTACAAGAAATTAAGGTTGGGGTATAAGAACTAGTACCTTTTCCCATAACATAGTCTCCTAAATATTTTAAAGATTTAGGAAAGGTTATTGTTGTTAATTTATTCTGATATGCTAAAGCATAGCTATCAATCTTATTTATATTAGAATCTGCTTCAAAAACAAATGAAGATAAATTTATGCAACTTACAAATGCATGTTGTTCTATGGTTTCAACACTCTTTGGTATAATTATTGAACTCAAATTTGGACAGTTGCTAAAACATGAAGTGCCTATAGTTTTACAAGAAGAATTTATTTCGAATGTGCAAGTAACTATATTTGATTCCCTGAACGCTGCAGACCCTAATGACTCAACAGTATTAGGTATATTGATAGAACTTATCTTAGATAAATAAAAAGCAGAGCTTCCAATCTTTTTTATACCCATATCTAAAGGTATGATACTATTTTTTGTGCCTAATAATAAAATATTATTTGTAGTATCTATAAGACAATTATTAACTGACACAAAATTTTTATTATGTAATACTTCTATAGTTTCTAAACTAGATGTATCACTAAAAATTCTCTCAGGTATTTCTTCTATGTTACTTAATATGGTTAAATTTTTTACATTATTAGAAAAAGCATTTGCTCTAATTGCTTTTACTTTAAATTCAGATCCTTTGCCATAGGAATCAATAACCCCTTCAAAATTTATAGCAGTAGGAGATGTGTTACGCCACTCTATATATAAATTAGAATAAGTATCATATCTCACATCATTATAGTAAACAGGGTATATTAAAGCGTTAGCTATAGAATAATAAGCATTATTATTAGTTACATCGAATGAAATTAATTCAGCATCCTGATCTGGAAAATCAATATTTATACTATCATAAAAATCCACTCCAGTGGTGTAAGTAATTTCTTTAGTTGAATTTTTTACAGTTATATTATTTGTATAATTTCTAAAGGAATAAATTTGAGAATAATCAAATTTACAAGTACTCACTGATATTTGATCAACGATAGAATAAGATCTTGGTATAACTATATTTTCTGAAGAGCCTACATATTTTGTTAAAGTATTCCCATCAAATTCAAACAATGCAGGGTCTGTAGCTTCTGGGTCAAAAAATACTGATATTTCACTTATATCAACACCATTTTTTAATACTTTTATATTATCAAAATAATAACCTTCAGGAGCAATTAATTCACTCGAGTATTCATTTTTAATACTTAAAGCTGGGTTTTCTTCTAGTTCACAATCAGTTAATATAGCTTCTATTGAATAAGCGGTTATAGATGCTTTATTTGTATTACCTAAATTATCTTTTGCCCAAACATAATAAGTACCTAAAGAATCAACTTCATACTCTCCTTCTAATTGTGTTTCAAGCCAGTAATCAGGTACCTCAGCATCTCTAGTTATATTATACCCAATGATTGGACTTTCATCAAAAATAGACCATTTAAAAGTAGTATTAGATATAGGAATAATACTTATATTTAGGCCAACCGCTTCTACTGCTTCGCATATTATGTTTATATTTAAATCATTTTCAGGAAAAGTGCCGGGTTTATATAGAAATTTTTCACCATTATTATATGGTATATTATTTATAAATATAGTTCTAATTTTAAAATCAGTATTAGGAATAGCATTTATAGTATAACTCTCATTATAAATCAACTTATTATTTCCAGGAGTAATTATATTGCCATTTGAATCTATTAATTCTATAATGGCATTTAATGCTTGCTCATTTAAATTACCTTTTAAATTAGATACTACTTTATCACCTATTATAAATGCCATTATTATTCTCCTTGCTCATTATATCTAGTTATTGTTAACCCAGCATGAATAGTATTACCTTTTATACTATCTGTCCCATTATAGATAACCCCTATTGCTTGTAAATCATCTTCTAGATTTTTAGTTATAGTATTATTGTCGATATTTACTGAAACATCTATAGTATTATTTTCATTATCTACGATAACAGAAGCTGTGTTATTTGAAGATTTTCCTGTGTAAGCATCTACTTCAGAAAGCTCTATTTTTACATCTGTCTGGCCATCAAAAACAAATTCTTCTTTGTCTCCTGTTGAACTATTTTTTACAATAGTTAAATTACCTGGTGTCTTTAATACTTGACCACTTATTTCATTATTTTTATTATCTATATTTAATTTTAAAGTACCATCTGTATTTTTATATGAATACTTTTTAATTATAGTTTCAGAATTTAATTTTCCATATAAGCAATTACTCATTAATATACCTCATTATATAATAAATTTAGCAGGAATAAAAATTACTCCTGCATCCAAAATTCTGTTTTATCAATTATTGTAATAACGTCATAGTCATTTTCTGCTACATATTTTCTCAATTTTATTTGGTAATAATATTTACCAGGAATTAAAGCAACTGTATCTTCAGGTTCTATTTTTATCAAAATATTTCCACAATCATCATATTTTAAGGTATTTTTATTATACTTCTTCTTAACTAACGCACACTCGAATGGTTGATTTGGTTCCATTATACCTAAATATAATTCATCTTTTTCATCTATATCATATCTAGTAGGGCATAAATCACTCCCCTCATTTATAAATAAAGGATATTTAGCACTATCACCTCTAGTTAATTCAATCATATTATTTGAAACATTAGTTGACATTACTTTAATCTCCTATAATTTTCTAAATCTTTTTCTCTTGCATTATCTAATAATTCTTTTGAGCTCATAAGTTTTGTTGCTCTTAATTTTAATAATGCTTGTTTATTCTCAATTCTTTGCTGTTTAGTTTCTTTCCATCTTTGTAAAACTTTTGTAGCAGAGAAAGATAAAACAGAAAATAGAGTTGCTGTATAAAATGTATTCATATCAGTTGCTGATTTTATAAAACCTAATGGACTTATTAAATTAAATAACCAATTAGATATTGCATTTCCAGTAACTGAATCTAAATTAAATATAACTAATAAACCAGTTATTATGAATACTGAAAAATATACCCAATCAATTGATGATTGTTGTTTTATATTCTTTTTAGATAATTTCACTATTTTAATATCCTTATAAACTTTTTTAAACTCTTCTGATACTTCTACTGATTTTTCTTTGTTATGTATTTTTACACCAAAGAATGATAAGAATTTTAAAAACCATTTAGTTACTAAACCTAGTAACTTTTTTATTGCTTGCGTAATATGTCCAAAGGTAAAAAATAATATAACTAATAATATTGTTGATATAGCTGCTATCATTTTATTTACCTCTTAAATATTCTTCTATATACCCTGCACATGAATATTCATAATAAGTTAGACCTCTAAAATCTTGGTCTGCTATTGCTAATGCTACTTGTTTAAAATAATCTATACCACTTTCATATAAAATTAACCAAGCATAATAGTTAGTAAACCTTTCATCAACTGTATAATATTTTAGATGAGTTATCTCATGGGTTAAAGTGAAAGTATACATTTCTAAACTTAAACCAAATTCTATATCTATATGGAAAGTAATTAAATTTGCTTTACCTAAAACATTTCCTGGTAAATCTTTTTTTGATAAAGAATAATTTACATTTGTTAATTTATCTATTTCTTCTTTAATTATTTCTTCATTCCAGTTAAGTGGTCTTATTATATTATAATCTAATTTTGCCCAAGTATAATCCTTATAAGGCAACATATGTATAAATTTTATTCTTACAATAAAACAAGATGCGAATATCAATAAAGCAATTGCTAATGAATCTATTATGCCCCATATTTTTTTAAACATAATAATACCCATGTTTCATATATTACTAAGCTAGGTGCATATACTAACCAAAAATTTAATGGTGTAGTCATTGTAAATGCAATTGCTGTCATTGCTATTAAAAATAAAATTCTGAATATTTTGTGTTTTAATTTAGTCATCTTAAAATTGTCCTTTTAAATTATTCTACTACTGCAACTGTATCACTTATCGTTGCTTGTGCTGTTGTCAATTGTATTATTTCAATTCCAGTTGATGTTGCTACTGTAAATTCAAAATAATTTCCCATATTATAATCAAAATATAATATAGTGCCTAAGAATGTACTATTTTCACTATATACATAACCACTCAATGGGTAATCAACTGCCCCTGTTATCATATTTATTAATTGTCCATAAGTAGTTACTAAAACATTACTTCTATTTAAACCAACTACTCTAGCATTTATTTGTTGGCCAGAATCATTTGTGCCATTTATTGAGACATTATGCTTATATAAAGCAGCCTCTGCTTTTGTTGCAACTTGTTGACCATTTTGGTAGATAGTTTTACCATATATATTATTCCAAGGTAAAGCGGAAGTACCTAAATCAGCTGTACTTGTATTTGCTCTAATAGAACTAGCTTGAAGAATTATTTGGTCTGTTGCTTTATTTAAATGCACACCCTGATTACTATTAGATAAAGTTATATTTCCCATCTGGAATGAGAATCTAGCAGTATCTTCATCCCCATTTTCATCTGTTATTGTACTTTCCCAATTCCATCCATCTTCAGTGAATACTTGAAAAGTATCACAATCTAAACTTAAGTCAGTAGCTCCTTCACCTATATGCAATGGTTTATTACTTTTTAAATATGCTACATCTGATACCGAATCAACGCTAAAGGTTAATTGACCACTATCTGAAACTAATGAGGAACTCCCTGTAGCACCAATACTACTTGAAATATCTATCCAGTTAGAGCTTGTTGTATCTTTATTAAATTTATATATATGTCCTTGCAAGTAGGTGCCAGAATCTTTACATATAAACACATCTCCTGTCTTGTATAAACTAGATTCTATGGTTGTAGCTAATTCCATATCCGCATTAGAGATACTATAATTAGGTAAATCTATTATAAAATATTTTTTACTTGAATCAATAGAAGATAAAGCTAAATATTGAGCTTTTGTACCATACCAATCTGCTTTATTAAGAACTTTCATTTACTACTCCTTAATTTCTTCGAATATGTCGTCAAAGCCTTCTTTCTCAATTTTAGTTTCTAGAGAGAAGTTAGGTTTGAATCCATAACCCATAAACATATTATTAACGTATTCGTTACTCAAGTACCACTTATTGTTTGTATAAATAAAAGTACCCTCATTATCAATTAATGTTAATTCATTACCATTTGCTAATATATTATTAGATATATTTTTAAAAGGTATTTTTATTTCGTCTTTTACCTTGAACATGTATATACTCCTTTATATAACCTTCAAATGAACCTTTATAATTGGTGTATTGGTTGCTATTTATCCCATATTTTGATCTAAGGTATTTCTCTTTTCTAAATAAGTTCTTTCGAGTTTTATATGAATTTTTATTTGTTATTTTACCATTAGATTGTAAACGGAATTGAATTTTTAACCAAGTAAATTGTTTTAATTTACTGATAGTTGTCTTATTTTTATTTATAATTATTTTTAATTTATTACAAACTTCGTATATTACTCGCAGACAGTTTTTTAATTCTTCTTTACTACTGCATATCAGATAACAATCATCTACATATCTACCATAAAATTTAATATGTAATTTTTCTTTGATTAAATGATCTAACTCATTAACATAGAACAAAGAATTTATCTGCGAAATTTCGCTTCCTAATGCTATTCCTTTCTCTCTACTGGCTTTCTCTATAAAATGTTTATACAGATTATATATCTTATCGTCTTTTATATAATTTCTTGCTTTACTTAATAGAATATTATGATCTATATTATCAAAATATTTGCTAAAATCTATCTTTAATATATAACCTTCATTAGTATGATATCTTTTATAGTATTTATTTAAATGTACAAATAATCTATCTAAAGTAAATATATAGCCTTTACCATTTATTGTAGCTCCATTATCATATATTAAGGATCTTCCGAGTAGATTGTTTAAGTAATATCTACATAAGCATTTTTGTACAATTCTTTCACTAATATGTGCAGCTTTTATATTTCTAGTTCTTCCTCTGCAGCTTTTAGTGAATTCAAAGTATCCAGGTGATTTGTAACTCCCAGCATGCAATTGTCTAAATATTCTATTTACTAATCTATGCTTTTGAATTTCAAAATTTTGGATGCTTTGCTTTCATCTAACATTTCTAAAGCATAGATTAGCACAAACCAATAAATTTTTATATGTAAAAACTTCTTTAAAAGTTTTATTTTTCAATATAATCTCCTATGTAATATTAGTTACTCCTAATCTTGAGTAAAATATATTAGGAGGTTTTTATTTTTAGCTTTTAATTGCTATGGAAGTGCGGTTCCTTTTATTAATTTAGCCGGTTTCAATAAATATCTACTATGTCTGGCATTATTTAAGTAAAATCAGAGAGGAACATAATTACTATTCGTCATATTGTTGTTGTTCGAATAACCATTGTTGTTCCAATTACAGAAATTGTTCGAAGAAGAGTTAACGTAAGGGTATAATCAACCGCACACCAATGTTATTTTGAAACTCGTTTCTTATCCGAGTTTATAACACCTTTAATTAATTTTTCTAGGTAGTCAGTTTTTTCAAATATCTTATTAAGCATTCCATCTGTGATAGTATTATTATACTCCAATATGCATTCAAATTCAATAGAGAATAAATTTAAAGTGTGTAGAGCTTCTGTCAATAATTCTCTTCGTTTTTCAAAACTTGTTGTCAAATCACATTGATTAGCAAGTACGCAACATTGCATAACTCTATCTATTAATTTAAATGTTGATTGTAGCCCATAGAAAGTATATTTTTTAGAGAATTTATTAACAATAGTGCTTGCTACTAATTTTCTAAGCATAACACTTTCATAAACATATTGAGTTTTACTTAATGTTCTCATATACGATGGAACCATGTTAAAATTTCCTTTTATATACTCACTGTTCACCTTTCGGCGAACAGATTATTTAGATTATTAGATTGAAAAGCAGAGAGGAACAGAAAAACTAGTCGTCATATTGGTGTTGGACGAATAACCATGGATGTACCAAGTACAGAAATAGTTCGAAGAAGAGGGAACGTAAGGGGATCTAAGCCATCTAGCACTACTTGAGAATCTAAATAATATCTCGTTATAATTCTTAAATGCTTTAAATGTTTCTCCTTCAAGCCAGAATTTAGAGTAATCATCAAATCTCTTAGTGTCACCAAATATATTGCTATCACTAGGTAGCCACATATAATCTTGAGTTGTTAATATTAAATCATCTGTGCTCACTGTAACCCCAGCACCACAACCTTGCCATGTTTTGATATTTTTTAATCTTGGGCTAACTGTTCCTAATTGTTCTTTTAATGAAGCTAAGAACACACCATCTTCAGCAATTTCTGTTTTCTTGTAATATTTTGTTTCATTATTGTACTCATCTGGTAATAATACAGGAACAAATGTAGAAGCTTCTATTTCGTATTTATAATATGTACCATTTGTTGAATCAGTAACTGTCCAATCATATATGTATTGAGTAGCGCCTGCTGGTAATGAATTTGTTCTTGGTATGCATCCCATCCAAGATATACCATTACTATTTGTTCCAGATGTATTAAACATTTTATATGTGCTATTGAAATTATAATAACAAAATATTAAGTTATTTTCTTCATCTATATGCACTAAATAAGCTCTGCTATATTCACTTGTTGCTCCTTTAGCCATAAAATTAGTTTGCATGTATTCAAATCCATCAAATTCAAATACATATTCTCCAAATCCTGCTTCAGAAATTTCCTGCAATTCTTCCCATGTATATTTTAAAGATTTATAAGTTGGTATGTAATTACCTATTGCAGATTTAGTTACTTCATTATAGTATTTCATAGTGCATTTGTATTGACCAACACCTTGTACATTGATACTATTTTGCCATTTTTCTTCAGAATCTCTGGTTGCTTTTATTATATACTCACCATCATCAGTAACTGAAAACGCTACCACATAAGCTTCATCAGCATTTGTTAGTGTTTGTAGTAAACTATCATCTTTGTACAAAGTAAAAGTTGTATTAGGTAGGTCTGCTGCTGTAATTATTCTATCCCCAGTTGCTTTTAATTCCGTAGTATTTATGATAGTTTGACCTGTTATATTGTTTATATTACCAATAATAGCAGGAATACTTGAACTATCTGGAATAGTTATACCTTTTGCTTTTAAATTCTTAACGCCATCTTGTCTTGCAGTTTCTAAAATTGATGTAACTTTAAAAAGTTGACTTGCTGTCATTGTCATATTAATTATTTCCTCCAAATGCTAATGTAGATAAAATACTGGATAATTCTTCTAAATTTTCTTCTGAATAATCCTGTTCATTTATCGTGTAATTTGTTTTATATAATTTAAAAGTCATATCATAAAATTGAACAGCATCTTTAAATGTCATATCTCCCATTGAAACACATGACATAAGATTAAAGGTACTTCCAGAAGATGGACTTTTTACTATAACTTGTCCCATTTTACACCTCCCAGTCACTTGCTAGGGCATCGTAGATATTATCACAAGTTAGATTTACGGACCCATTTGTTAAGCCAACTGCTTGAATGCTATCCGAGTTATTTCTTGTTATAGTTGTGTTGTCTATATTTACAGAAGAACTATTTTCCCAAGTTGGTTCTTGATCTGGGCCGTTACTTGTTAGTACTTGACCAGATGTCCCTGAATTAACTGGAGCAATACTAGATTGATGTGTACTTATTTCTCCTGTAGCTTCTACTTCTGCTATTGTAAAGTAATTTGGTTGGAATGATAACTCATTTGTTAACAAATCTATTTTTCCACCAATTAAATACAATAAATTGGTATTTGTCTTGTAAGTTAATATTGAATCATTTGCTGTTAGATTATTATCTGAGTTATAAATAACTCCACTTATCGAATATAATTTATTTACTTCTAAATCATTGTATAAATTAATAGGAGTATCTTCGGTACCATTTAATTGTAGTAAAGCATCTGGCAAGTCTATCCAGGTTGGTGCAGCACTAGAGCCATTCGATTGCAATACCTGTCCTGTAATACCACTTGAAGTTGGAGCATAGATCATAATATTATTTTCACCATACTTTCCATTAAACATATTTATTGCGCAACCAGAACCTCCGCTAGTCATATATCCATTCTCATTGATATCAAAATATGATGAACCACCTAAACATCGATTAAACCCATTAATAGAATAAATATAATTAAATGAAACTAGACTAGTACTATCTAATCTAAAAATAAATAGAGAATTATCTATAATATAAGTAGGATTACTTTGAGAAGATGTCCCTACTATATAACCTTGTACATTATATAATTTATTTATTTCTAGGTTTTTACAATTTACAGGATTTGAACGTGTACCTGTTATTACTTCTACCCCACTAATGGTTTTATAACTACCATCATTAGATAAAAATTGAGTACCATCTCCAGATATATCTATAACTTCTACTTTATCTTTATCTTCTTGAGTAAAATCAATAGTTGAATCTGGTGTTATATATAAAGTAGATGTTGGGTCAAATGTTAAAGTAGAACCATCTTTTAAGGTAAGAGTTCCTGTTGTAGATAATGTTAAATAATTTTCATTAGATAGTCTTACTATTCCTTTAAAATTTTGAGTCATTATTTTCTCCTTAATAAATTTAGCAGATATCTCTAACAACTAAGTATACTTAACCCATAATTTCTATCACTACTTGATAATGCAAGTTCATTAAAATCACAACCAATAGCATATTTTTCACTTACTACATGTTGATAATTAAGTGATAATCCATAAATGTTATTTTCTGCTATTTCAAATGACCCTACTGCATCAATAGTTTCAAAAGGGCACTGTATTCTTGAATTTGAAATACCTATTACTTTACAAGGAAGATATGTTCTTTGAGTATCATTTAATAATTGTAAATTAATGTTATAAGGCTCTATTTCCATTACATTTGGGTCATATCCGTATGATGGCACACTTGCACCTAATGTATACCCAATATATTTTAAAGTAAAACTTACGGATTTGTTTTCATTAAATTTTGTTTGTAATAAATTATATATTTCTGGAATAGTTGAAGTATCAGTTTTTAATATATCTATTTTTGAGCTTAAAGGTATACTAACACCATCTACTTCAAACTCGCTTATTGGTGTTGTCGTGTCTAAATTACTCATTTATTATCTCCCTTATATTTTTCCTATATAGTATTTTACTAGTTTTATTGTATTAGTATCAATATTATATTCGAATGTTTTTGGTTGACTACTCTTTTTACTTGACCATAGATTAACAAGATTATCTTTGATAAAGTATCTATCTAACTGACTACCTGAACTAGTTAATAATCTTTCTATACTATGTTCACTTTCATTGTATAGAAATAATGGTGCTGAATATACGCTGTTAGTATTGAATAATATAATATTTTCATTAGGCTTGATTAAATTATCAAATATATTAGCATAAGTTGACACCTCTAGCAATACATTAAGTTCTTTAGATGTTTTGTTAAAAAACCAAATCTTTGAACCATTATATTGCTCTATTAATGCACCATTTTTTGTGTTTAACCCATACATGTTATACTCATCTGTTAATAGAGGAGTAATAGTATTAGTACTATCATCATATAAAAACAAACCTGTCCCATAATATGAACTTGAATTAGATAGCAACAACAAGTCACTTGATACTACATGTCGATTACTGTAACCATATCCATCTTGATATATTTGACTTATAGTATTGTTGGTATTATTATAAAAATAAATCCCTTTAACATTTGAAGAACTACTGCTGATTATTGCGTTACCACTTTCTAATACTGTGCAACTATTAAAATTATAACCTTCTTCAAATATTTTATTAAAAGTCATATCATTCGCTTTATATAAATAAACACCTTGAGTATTTGAGTTTGATCTACTTACTATAAAATCCCCATTTAATAGAGGTTTCACTACTGTGAACTCAGTTTGATCTGCATAGTTGGCTGTTAGAAATCTAGTTGTAGTTTTGGTTTCTTTATAATATACTAGCAAACCACCAGCAGCACCTGAAATAGAACTTGTACCGACTAAATTACCATCAGATAGCGGTGTCCAAGTTAATCTAGCTATCATAGAGTCTAATTCTGTCGCTATTTTTAAATTAAAATCAAACAACCATAAACCAATACTTGCAGATGAACTATAAGAGCATAAAGTATCACCATTTTCTAATTCATAAAAATTATTTACTGTATCTGAACCAATATGAGTTAATGTTTTTGTTTCATTATTATAATAACATAAACCTACATTTTGTAAATTTTGAGAACTAAATAAATAATCTCCATTTTTAAGAGTATGCCCAATATTAATATTATAATAACTTGAAGAACCTTCTATTTGAGTTAAGTTTATACCATCAAAATGAAGTAGACCCGTATTTGAAGACTTACTAGATAATAAAACCCCATCTGATACTTCATAAAATGAATTCCATTGAGCCTCATTCCTTAATTTAGTAAATTTATCAGTGTCTATATTATAAACCCATAATCCAACATCAGCTGAAGTAGTACTCATCAATATAGTATTTTTATATATAAATGTAACAATGCCATAACTACCTTCTGATTGGAACTCTTCAGGTAGCTCAACTTCAATCTCCTGACCTTCAGTACCAACAAAAGTAGCAACCATTTTTTGAGTACCATCTTCTAAAAGTACACTTTCAAGGTTATAATCACCACCGAGAACTTTAGGTTTAAGCTCCATTGTAACGCCATCTACTGTTATCTTTTTAACTTTTTTATTTAAATCTGTTATCATTTACTACTCCATTATTTCTGGTTTTGTATCTGAAAAATGTTCAGTCTCCATATCACAATAAATTTTGCCACGCATACCATTATTCTTATACTCAACGAAGTTATAACCCCATTTTTCAACATTTTGATATATTTGTATTATTTCATTTGTTTCGTTGTTAATTAAATATATTTCCATATTACACCTTCCCTATATAGTATTTTGCGAATTTGGCAGTTTTTGTTGTAGCATTATAATAGATTATATATGGGTTTAAAGACTTATTGCTTGACTCAATATAACAGTTATCACCATCTTCTATAAACGTATTCCATAAGCTAAATTGGCTGTTTAATATCGTTGCTGTTTTAGTATCACTATTGTATAATAAAAGTCCTCGCCCATCCGTACCATATCTACCCGAAGAGCCAATTAAACAATCATTACCCACTAATTTAAAATTTCTCCAACCAGTTTCCCTACTATATATTTTACTTATTTCTTTTAATATACTATCATATAGTAAAAGCCCAGCATTAGCAGTTGTTGTAGCAATTAAACAATCATTACCTACAATTTGAAAATATAGCCAAGCACCGCTAGTGTATTTTTGAGTTATAGTTTTAGTCAAACCATCATAGACTACCACACCAGTATTAGTTGTAGCACTACAAAGTAAAACATCATTACCGACAACTTGAACATATTGCCAATAAGAACCAATAGTATATTTTTGTTCAATTGTTTTAGTGGCTCCATCATATAATAATATTCCTGTAGAACTACAACTTATTACAACATCATTATTAACTGGAGTAAACAAATACCAATCATCACTGCTAGTATATTTTTGAATAAAGCTTTTATCTATTCCATCGTATAACAAAATACCATTTCTAGACCTGCCACCAATTAAAACATCATCGCCAATCTTTTGAAAATAAGCCCAAGCACCGATATCGTATTTTTGTTCAATTGTTTTAATTGAACCATCATAAAATAATATTCCTGTATCAGCCGTATCATTTCCAATCCAACAATTGCTACCATCTACATAAAAATGATTCCAATTTAGAAAGTTTGTATACTTTTGTTCTAAGGTCTTTGTTATTTTATTATAAAGTAAAATTCCAGTAGCATATAATCCACTAATTAAAACATCATCGCCTATTTCAGTAAACTTATCCCAGTGATATCCTGATGGATGTTTTAGTTCAATTGTTTTTGTAGCACTATCGTATAGCAAAAGCCCTACTCCATAACCACTATGATTAAGACTATTGCTAATAAAGCAATCATTATCTATTATCTTAAAAGTGTCCCAATGATATCCTGATGCATAGTTTAGTTCTATTGTTTTGGTAGTGTTATTAAATAATAATACTCCGACAGAAGACGAGATATTTCCTCCAATTAAACAATCGTTACCTACCATCTGGAAATATCGCCAACTAGAACCAATAGTATATTTTTGTTCAATCGTGTTAGTACTTACAGTATATACCCAAACGCCGATATCAGTTATATTACTGCTAATTAAAATCGTATCTTTATTTACAATAAAATAATATAAGGTTGTCATATTTGCAAACGCTTCAGGTAGATCAATAGTTATATCTCCAGTTGGTGTAGAAATAATAAGTTCACATTCATCGCCATCTATGATTTGGTCTATATTATAATCACCAGTAACAATATTTACATCAACAGAAGATAAACCATTATAACCAGGGTCTGGAGTAACTGTTATATTATTTTCAGTAACAGTTTTTTCTTGTAAATTTTTTAACTCTAAAGCCGCTCCAACTTTATTATTATTAAAATATATTGGCATTTATCCTAATCCTCCACTATAACTGCTTTTGGTAATAATGCATCTATTTCTGATTTAGTGTATGCATAGCTTATATCTTCCCAACTATTACCAGTGAACTTGTAAACATGCCCACTTAAATATATGCCATCATCATAACAAATAAATATACTACCCACATCATATAAAGAAGCTTCAGTAGATGTTGCTAGTTCCATATCAGCACTACTTATTCCAAATGTAGCTAAGTCGGTTATGTAATAAGATTTATTTGTTTCTATTTCTGCTAGTTGTAAGAATTTTTCCTTTGTTCCTACCCAAGCTTGTTTATTTAATTGTTCCATTATTTTACCTTTTTAATTAATTTTATATATAACACTTTTATAAATATGCTGTAAAATGACTTTACATGTTATAGAGCTTATGATTGAAAATTTAACTATAATTTATTTCACTTTTCTTATAGATATGATTTGCAACAATATTCCATGGAGCGGTAGAAATCCATTCATCATATAAACTATCTGGTACAATAATTTTATAATTGGTTGATAGATATGTATCACTAAAACTAGAACAGGTTGGAACCACTGTATTTTTAGAAAAGTCTATAATTTGAATTCTCTCTAAGTAATTAAAAGGAGTGCTACCGACATCAGTTATATCACCTTCAAATATAATTTTTGTTAAATTATAACAATTTCGGAATTGTGTACTAGCGTACAAACTAGTTACTGTAGCAGGAAAAACAAGAGTCTCATCTGGTGAAAAACTTATCGCTGGCACACTTGTAATACAACCCAAGTCAACTATATGAGTTCCTTCAGTGAGAGTTTGTAGTATAGAGTCTGTCCCATAGTTTTCTCTAGGCCAATTAAGCCTTGCAACAGAATTTCTTATAGATGCTAATCGCAAATAGTGACCAGTCGTATTACATTTATCAAATACTAATGTGGGGTATTTGATAATGCCCGATGGTGCGATATTAGCAGAAAGTGTAAAAACTGCCGTAGATGGAATAACTAGGTCATTAGCATTCGTTAAAATGTTTTGAAAAGACTCCAATCCAGCGGGATATATAACCGCTTTCGGAAATACATAATTAAAGTGACCAGTTATATGACTTTTTATCTTTGCTCCCAATGATAGTTCTGTTAAATTTGAACAATTATAGCGATGACCTATGTTCATTAAAGTTTCTGGCCCATTATCACTCGATGTAAAATACAATTTTCTTATAGCATGTGATGACAATATATATTCTGTACTATCATATCCTGTTGCTCCCTCAATCGCGATAATATAAGTCCCATATGAATAATAAGTATGAGTGTTAGTGGTGTCAGTAATGGTTTTATCTCCCTCGTAATCCCAATATTTAGTACCGTTAAAATTTACAGTAACTGTGTGTCCCTCAGTTTCTATATTAGGAGCAATATCTTCAGTTATTTCAACTATTACTTCAACCATTCCGCTCTTAGTTTCATAAACTGGTCCAGCCATTATATCTCTTTTAGTTACAACTGTCGAGGTTCCTGCTTGGTCTAAATCAGGACATGAGCTCACCCAACCGGTTGCAACTAATCTATCATGATTAGTTGGTAAGGCAGGCAAAGTAAAAATGTCTCCAGTATTAAGCCATTCTTCTTTTAAAACTGTCCCGTCAATATCAACTGCGCGGCATAAATAAGTGCCTGTAGAAACTTTAGCTGTAGTAACAAAGTTTACCGATTCTAAACTAAAAAGTTTATTGCTAAGAGGGCTTTTGTTAAGTATTCTTCCCATCTATACCTCCCAGTTAGTACTTATTGCTTGATATAAAATGTTATAATCAATCACATCTGTGCCATTCGTCATTGCAATTGATTGTAATTTATTTTCATTATTTCTAGTGATTGTTATATCATCTAATTCTACTTCTGGAATTATTATTTCTTTATAAGTACCATCATCTGATAAATAACTATTACCACTACCAGAAGTTATTATTTTATCTACTTTTGCTTTATCTGAATTTATATAATTGTTTTCTTGAATCCAAGCATTATTTTGATATAAATAAGTTATATCATTATCTCTAACATATACTTTTAGTCCATCATATTTATTTGTTAAAGCATTTCTTTCTAAAAGTGTTTGCACAATCAAATAATTTAAGTTTGATTCTATATCAGATAATTTATCTCCTAAATTATTAACTGACATCTCACCATTTAAATCAACATTTATCTTTAGATTTTCTGTAGAAGATCTAACAACACCTAATGTTTCTGTAGTTGCTACTCCTACCAATGCTTGACCTAAATCTGTCCAACTAAAATCATTTGGATAATTATTATTTAAAATCCAAGTATGATTGTCTTCTAAGTTAGTAACACGAGTACCATTCCATATTTCTCTTGGGTCATCTATACTAGTTATTTGGTCTAAAGCATATTGTGTTAATTCACTTAATGTAGATGCTGATGCATCATAATTACCTTCAGAATCTAATACTATATTATCAGTTGGTAGATCTGGAGTTGTTGTATCAAAATCATAAGGATTTAAATATCCTCCAACACCTTCTATCGCATCTACCCTTTGAAATAATTCATTTATATTTTCAGTATTAACTTCATTATCCGCCTGCAATTCTCTCACATCTGAAGGTGTAATTACTCCAGTTGGATCACCTATTGCAACTGCTTGTAATTCATTTTCACCAGTATAAATAATGAATGAAATAATATCATTTACTACTGGAGTTCCTTCAATAGTTAATCCAAATTCATTCGCAGTAGCTATTACATCTATATTTAATAATTTCCAAGTTGGGGAATTTGATATATCTAAAGTACCATCTGTAATTACTAATTCAGGGACTGCTGTTATATGTAAAGTATCCGCTGTTTGTGAAGTTTGTAGTTTACCAGTATCCGCAGCGTCTACATATTGAAGTTGAATCTCAGATCCATTCTTAATATGCATGTTAAAATCATGAATTTTTTCTATAAATTTGATAGTATCTATTTCAAAAGATATTATAGAAGAAGAATCTATTTCTTTATCTTCTACATGAACATCAAAAGGTCTTGCACCAGTACCAACTATAGTCTTACCATCTACATATACACCTTTTAAAGCAAGTTTTTTATTCTCTTCTTCGCCTACTAATTCAAGAGTATCATTATCTGGTAAAAACCCAGCTTGTATTTCTACGCCATGATTTTCCCTACCATAGTTATAAAACCTTAATTTACCTGTACCATTAATTTCTTCTATATTTATTTGTTTTGCTTTTCTTTCAATCTCTGAATCTTTAGCAATTCTAGCAGCTTCTTCGAGGTTTATATTTGTTTGAAGTACATTATCTGCTTCTATTCTACTAGTGATCTCTGCATCAATTTTAGTGTCTAAATAAGTATCTTTATCTTTTAAAGAAGTTAATTTCTCTGGTAATTTTCTAATAGCATCTATGCTATGAGCACCGTAAGCATTTCTATTTGATAGTTGACTGTGGTCTATTACTGATTTATTAGCAATCTCTTTTATTTGGTTGTCTACTTTTTTAACTATTCCCATTATTTCCTCGTTATAAAATAAAAAATATCTTACATCTACTTGTGATAGATAGTAAGATATTATAGCAAAAATTACCTATATAAAATAGGCTGAATTTATTCAATTTTAATTTTCGCTATACAGTAACTATCTCTAGTTCAACAAGCTTTATTTTAATTATCAATAAATTTAGCAATAAAAAAGAAGCTTTTTAGGCCTCTTTATAAAGTTTTTTATTATTTATATTAAGTTGATAATAATATTCATCTAAGGTTATTTCTTTAGCCTCTAAGAGTATATCTAATCTTATTCTATTTGCTTTATATATTTGTTCTTCTATTGTCATTATTGAACTTTTGTATATAATACCCAAACATCTATTAAATTATCTAATCTATCACATTTTGTTACAGTAGATATATCTAATTTATTTTCAGGTGTTACATATATCTCTGATTTACATAAATCTGAACCAGATGTTACACTAACCCTGCCATCATTGCCTGCTACTACATATCCACCACATTCTATAATAGAATATGTATCAGATGTTATTTCATTTGTAACTTTTTGATTTGCATTTATGCTTACTATGAATGATTTTCTAATGCCAAATACTCTTCTAGTTGTATTTGATGAGTCAATTATATTATAACCCATATCTAATTCTTCACCATAAGGTTGTACTAACAAGTCCGCTAATGTCTTTCTTGAATCTTCTATTGTAACCCAAGAATAAATATCTCCTTGTTTCTTTCTTAAGTATTCACCATCTTCAATTGGCTCTGTTATAACATGGTCTGTTTTTATAACTGGTAAATTTTCAAAAGTATGAATAGCATCACCTATTTTAAAGTCATAAGTAGTTCCATTAAAAGCAATAGCTGGCTCACCTTTTGCTAATACAACATCTTTCATATTAGCAATATCATCTTGTCTGAATATTATTTTAGTTATTTTTTTATCCATTATATACTCCTTTAGCATTTATTGGCAATAATTCTAATTCAAAAATTGAATCTGCTCTACCACCACTTATCTCTAACCCATATTGACTTAAATCAACATATTCATTGCCGCCATCAGAAAAAGCTGTTCCACCATTTATATATAAATCAGGTGTGTTTTCATACACATAATATGTAGCATTATCATCTAATTTAGATAATCTATTAAACTCTTCTTGAGATAAAATGTATTGATCTATTTTTAACTTAGCTACATTACCTTCTTTGTCAAGTATTAAGCCAGATTTTTCTAAAAGTTTAATTTCATCACCAAATGAATCACTATTTATCTGAACCCATTTACCTTCTGTAGAATTAGGTTCTCTAACTCTCACATAATAAAGATTGTTTGATTGAGATTCATCTAGGTCTTTTACAAAGTTTTCATCATTATCTAATTGACTAACTTTAGTAGGTATAAGACCTTTTGTATAAGCAGATAATTTAGCTCTAATTCTTATTGGTTCCATCTTACCTCCTTATTTAACATTTAGCACACAATCTTCCATTTGAAGAACTGTTTGGTCAAAACCTAATTTTTCATCACTTATACTTAGAGAGCAATAATAAACTCCTCTAACTAATTTATTAGATAACTCTTGATCTATAGAAAAAATTACTTTACTAGATGTTGCTTTAATTACCTGTGTGTATATAATCTCTCTTCTAAAATTATATAAATTCATAGTAACTAATTTTCCATCTATAAATTCATCTATTGGAGACCATTGAAGGCTTCCTTCAACTGTAATTTCACCTTCTATATTAAATTCTAAGTCAAAAGTATTGCCATAATACCACCAATAACCAACTAAATTACCTTCTATATCATAATCAGCATAATAAGGTCTTGTTGGTTTACATAGGTCTAAATTTGGACAACATTTTTCTGGAGGTGGGCAAGTAGGTCTATTACTTGGTATATACATGTCTGGTATATTTTCGTAATTTGAAAACATATTTGGCATTACTTACTCTCCTTTATACTTCTTCAAAATTTTCTTCTTTATCTATTAATATAGAATCTAATTCTTCTTCATCTCTTAATACTTCTACTGCTTTAAATTCTATATTTGCTCCATCATAATATTCTATATCTGCTTGAGCTTCTTTAACTAATCCATCATAGTATTTTCTAGCAGCTTCTTCAAAAGCAAAATATCTTCTACTTACATTACCATTTAAAGATAAAGTAACTTCATAGTATTTTCTAAATCTTCTTTCTATTTGAGATACAAAAGTATTTAATTCTTCCGATTCTCCAAAGTCTTCTCTTAAAAATTTCATTTATAATCTCCTAAAAGCTAGATAAATTTTTATTAGAATTTACTTTACTAAATTTTTCTTTATAATTCTTGTTTGCTTGATTTATTATTTTAATAGCTTCTATAGCATCATATATGGTTTCATCTAATATCATATTAGATTTTTTACCTTTATATCTCTTAAGAAATTTTAAAGTCTTCTTTTCTAATTTATCTATATGATCGATTGGTTCATCGTTTGCAATAACTAATACTTTATCATCAACTTCACCATCATCAATTGTTTTAATAACTCCTATCGGCTGAACTGAAACAATATCTAAAATGCCTCTTTGCTTGTTAGATAATAATATCATATCCAATGGGTCACCATCTCCAGCAAAAGTTTCTGGAAAACATCCATAATAAAATGGATATTTTCCTATTACTTTCCTTACGCAGATTACATGATCATTATTAGGTTCAACTAATTCATATTTACTGTTTGTCCCTTTAGGGATTTCAATGATTCCTGCATATGCAGAATCTTCTTTTAATCTAATATCTTTTATATAATTCATTATAAAATCTCTCTATAATCTAATATCTGGATCATCATCTATATTATAAAAATCTTCATCCGAGATAATTGTTTCTTCACCTATATCTTCATTCTTTTCTTTAACTGAATGTGCTATAGCAACTGCTTGTTTTGGATCTTTACCTGCTTCTATTTCTGTTTCTACATTTTTCTTAAATGCTTCTTCTGAAGATGATTGAATAAGTTTTTCAACTATATTTCTATTTAAATCAAGAACATGTTCATCGTGCTCTTCATATTCACCATCACAATATGCACCATAGCATTCACCAAAACTGCTTACATGTATTTTATCTTTACCTATTTCTTTAGCATATTCAACAGCAGCATCAAATGAATCAAATTCATCTTCTTGTTCGCCATCTTTGTCTACAGTAAATGTAACGATTCCTTTCTCTTCGGCTCTAGATAAAGCTGTAAAATACTCATCTTCTAATTGAGTATAGATGTCTGCTCTACCTTCTTGCAATTTGTTACTAAATAATTTAAATAGATCTTTATGAACAATAAATTCCGAACCATGTATGTCTACATCAATGATATCTTCGAAATCAGTTTCTGTGCTTCCTTCTACTTCATAAGTGGCGTTTCTAGTTACATAAATATAATCTTCTGCAGTTTCTTTTAATTTATTAGTTAATTCTCTAGCTTCTTCCCTAGTTAAATTATCACCTTTAATTTCACCATCTGAATCTACTATATAATATGAATTAATTAAATGAGTATCTTCTGTTAAATCTTTATGCTTAGGATATTTTAAATGAAAAGTAGAATTTTTACCGTGTTTTCCATATGCAGTTAAATGATCGTCAATTATAAATGAAATATTTTTTGATAATAGAAAATCTTTAAATTCATCTTCTGCTTCTGCTTTAATAGTTATTTGATAAGGAGATTGATCTATTTTTCTTTTTGCATCTTCAATAGATAGAGCTTCTAATAATTCAACATCTTCTTTTTTATGCCATTTTCTATAAGCATCTGTTTTTAAATAAGCAGTTATAATTCCAAGATCTTCATGATCAAAATAAGCGCTGTCATCATATTTTTGGATAATTAAGTCTAACTTATTTGCTAATTTATCCATTTGAGTGTAAGGCAACTGTGCTCTAACTTCCACCCTTGTTTGAAAATTATTAATTGGAATAATATCTACATAAAGATAATCTCCAATTAAATCATTATAATCTTCTTCATCTAAACCTGAGAACCTCTCTCTTACAGCTTGTTTAATTTCTTGTTTTAAAGAAACTATATTTATATCTTCTGTTAAACTTTCATCGCATTTTCTGATTACTTTAACATTGCTATCAGCTATGAATTCTTCTTTATCAGAAGGTTCTAATCCAAGTAAAGTTAATAAGCTAGAATTTTGTTCATAACCAGCATACATCTTAGCAAATTCTTTAGCTATCTCTTCTGGCAAGTATTTTTTATTTATTCTGTCTAAGTAATCTTGGCATAGTACTGGGCAAAAATCCATTTTAGCTTTTCTTGTTTCAGGAGCTTCTACTTCATAACAATATTTATAAGTATTAGCATAATCTTCATCTTTATGATCAAGCATATGTATGAGATGTTCAGGATCTAAATTTAATTGATCTTTATAAGCATCAATAACTTCAGAGCTTAATTTGTAAGTTTTATTTATAATATCACCTACTTTATATTCAGTGTCGCTATAATGATATAAAGGAGCATTTATATCTTCATTTAATTCACTAATTACATTACCTTCATCGTCAAATAAATCATAATATTCTATGGCTTCTAAAAATTCTTGTGTAGAATAATCTGGGTCATAGATATGACATGCAGCAGCTACTGCTTTTACGTCATAGGTCTT